CGGTGGCGTTCCGGCTCCTCATCCGATGCAATGCACTGTATCAGATCGATGGAAGCCCGTGATGTTGTGGGAGCGGATCTTGTTACAAACCGACATGCATCGGTGGATACATAAAGGCAGAACCCTGTGGCTGACTGGGTTCGTGTCACTAAATTAGCGGCTTTTCCCTGGGTGTCAAGGAATGTGCGGATTTGCTTAAGAATCCCGACAGATTGCGAGAGATTGGGACAGGCGAGACCAGTGCTGGTGCGGCTTTGGGGCGAAACGCGGAGTGATTATGAGATTCGCGAGACACCGGCATGGGGGCAGCCCGCGATCTGTCGCTATATAGATAGGTTTAAGAAATTTCTGCCAAAATTTGACGCTCTTTTTCATACGGCTTAGTCTGCTTAAACTCAATATAATCCCGCACGTATCCAGGCATATACTCCCAGACACGTGCACAGTTTATCATACTAACCTTATTAGCCAGACACATAGACAAAAACAGCTCTAAGTAGCCCACATAGCCTCATAAATAGCAGGACACTCCTCCTCAATCACATCCTTGACACTCTCAGCAATCGTACGATGCTCTAATTGCGTCTCAGGACCGCCTCTAAGGTCTGCGTAATGCATCCAAGACCTCAGAGTACCATTCATGTACAAAGTCGTCTCAGAGCCCAAGGGAAGGACCTCTCGTGCACACTCCTTAGCTACTCCAGACTCCAGGAGACTGTCATAAAGGGCGTAAGCAGAAGCGTAATGCTCTTGGATCTGATCTTGCCAAGCATATTGCTCAGCCAACGGAAGGTCATCAATACTGTTCTGCCTATTCTTAACATCTTGTCTGCGAAGAAGAGGAGGCTGTGGTATAGACTGTACTTCTGCATACCGTTGTGAGAACTCTTGGAAAGAGAATGATCTGTGTCGTAGGATTTGAGCACTGATTGCTCTGGTTGTTTTGATCTCTAGAACCATATTCACCATCTCAAAAGGAGACCAGTGCTTATGCTTAATAAGATACCGAAGGAGACGAGGTGCTGTCTCTTTGCTGTGTTGGTTAGCAGGGTTAGATACACGTGCACAGTAGGCTACGAGATCTTCTGCGTCAGGGGTGATGGAAATAAGTTTAGCGGTGTGCATACATGAATGGATACATGATATATGTGATGCTTCTAGTAGTCTTACTAGAGTAGGTAGAAGAAGATGAATAAGACAAGATGGTTCGGACTTCGTCCTCACCTCATCTTGGAAAAGAGGAAGAAGATGTGTCATCCTCTCCCTCCTTTGACCGCTTTTTCCACACACGAGGGCACCACTCCCCGTGTATTAATGTCCTATTGCTCGCTCTTCGAGCAAGCTATTGGACGGAAACCCAGGTGGGGACTGAGTTCTTGGTCTTACCTCTAGCTTCTTGTCTTTGCTTGTATGTCATACCTAAAACCATGTGGTTAGCGGCTGATTGTGGGTCGTCTTTCCACGCTTGTTCTAGGTCTTTCCACTCTTCAAATTTACGTTTGGCAATTTCTTGGTTGGCTGAGATTGCCATTGCGTCGGTGAAGTATTTAACTCCTTGGGCAAGGCTATCGAGTCTGTCGTCATGTTTAACGGCACCTTTTTCTCTACACATTCTAGAGAATTGGTAGAAGAGCATGTAGAGAAGACGTTCCTCAGGAGGCGCATCTTTGTTGCTGTTATAATCCCAGTCAATAAGCCCCCTGTCGATAACCAGACGATGCTGATTAAGGACAGGCTCCAGAGCGTCAATAATGCGATCCTCTTTTCTGACATTAGCGCGTACCTCTTCTACGTCGATGTTTTGTTTAGTTTGGATTAGATGTTTCTTAAACAGTTCAGCAACGATACCGTCACCAAAGTTTGTCTCAATGAGAAGCTTGTTTACTTTGTATTTACGACACCCTCTGAGAATGTCCAGAAGCGTGTTGTCTGAGTATCCGTCTCGGTAAGCACGCATTTCGTGCACGTACAGGAAACCGTTGCGTTGGGAGATATAAGTTGCTGCTGTTTCATCCGATCCACGACCCGACGGGTCAATAGAGCAGATTGTCTCAGAGTAATCATCCCATTGCCCCTGGAGCTGCATTGGACTGTAGAAATAATCTCCAGGTAGTCCGACAGTTGGAGCTTCTTTGATAATGTTTTGGGGGTCGCTACACCAGATAATGGACTCAGGAGCAGTGGTAGGGTTAACGCTGGTGACAATAAGATCAGCCATTTTAAGCGGGAACTTTTCGGCGTCACTGAGAGTTGTGTCCAGCATGAACTGCAGCATGAAGTTGCTGCGTCCCATTGCTGCTTCACGTTCGATAAGATCTTCATCACTAAAACGGTCAGGGTCAGTTACTTCCCAAGGTTCTGCACCGTTCTCGATGTCTTCTACGAGCTGTGGAGCAAGGAGACCTTCGTAGTTGGCTAGTTTCTTGGGATAGCGGGAGGGCCAGACAAACGGTCTGTAGTTACGTTCTGCTAGCTTACGGTAGATGGTGAACGTAGTTTGGGGTGTACCCAGAAACATAATACGGCTGTCTGGGTTTGGTGTCAGGATTGATTCGGTTTCTGTACAAAGTTGTAGCAGCTTCTCGCGCATCAATTCTGTCATTGAGTTGCCAGGAACCTCTACGTCGTCTAGAATCATAAGGTCAGCACGGCTACCAGTAAGCTGACCAGTAATACCGACAGACTTGACTGAAGGAGCTTGGTGAGGTTTAGCTGGTCCTACGTCGAACGAGACCCTGGACCATCTTTGGTCATCTGATTTAGGTTTGAGGTGTGCAAGCCAAGGAACTTCTAGCACAAGCCGCTGACAGAAGATGGAAAACGAGTCTGCTCTATCCTTAGATGCAGATACCACCATAATTTTCTTGTCAGGGTTATTGTAGAGCGTCCAGAGCACAAATGCTGCTGTAATCCAGCTCTTACCCACACCACGAAACGCCTGGATCTGTAGACGTTTGGGTCCTTGTTGTAGGTATTCTGCAATGCACAGTTGTGCGCGAGTTGGTTGGGGAAGTTTAAGGTGTGACCAGATAGCGGTAAGGAAATACCGAAAGTCTGACTTTAGATTATTCTGTAATGCGTCTGTATGCATGCTAGAAGGGGCTAGAAGGGGCCTCTAAGGCGTCCTTGGTGGGATTGTACCTTAGAGGCTTTTTAGAGGGCTTAGCGGCGTTTTTTCTTACGTGTAAAAGAAGAGCGGCCCGCACCACGTCCGCTAGTAGGACGTACTTTAGATTTTTTAAGCTGGTTGCCAACAGCTTCACCAGCTGAAATAGCTAAACCAAGCTGACCAGCACGACGAAGTCCGCGCATAGCCATACCAGCATACCTACGGACCCTACCTGCTTTGGCAGCTTTGCTGCTAAGATCTTTAAAACTTTGTTCACGAGCAAGATGCTTACGCCTTGCTTGCTTGAATTTGCTTTCAGTTGACTGCCTTTTACGATCCCGACGCCGTTTCGCTTCTTCGTTTGCGTCAATCGAAAGGTTAGACAGCCTACGACGTTGAGTTGCATCGGGACGTTTAGTACGTCGGATGTTGTTAGATGCCATTACTTTTTCTTTTTACGGCGGGCAGCTGCATCCGCAGCAATTTTCTTGGCAAGAGCGGTAGCTTCTTTAATTTTACCTGCTCTACGAAGCCTATCGTATTCTCTGTTACGAGAATCAGCAGCGTAAGCTCGTTCTTGTACGGTCTTAGGCTTAGCTTTTACTTTAGGCTTAGGCTGTGCCTTAGGAGTTACGTTTTGACGTTTCTTGTCAGTAGGTGATCCTTTGCCTGTGCCTTCCTTAGGCGGGATGTTAGACATACCACGCCGAGCCGGTTTGACGGGCTTTGCATAGCTTGTGGGACGACCACGACGGTTACGGCTAGTTACCGTACGTTTGGGTTTTGCAGGTTGCTGAGGCTTGCGCTTAACGGAAGCTCGGCTGCCACCTTGACCACCTCTGGTGTTACGTCCTTTGACACTTTTTTTCTCGGTTTTAGGAAGACGCTTAGGGTCAACACCCAGTCCAGACATTTTAGATTGACCAGGCTTGCCAATGGTCTCTGCCATTTTACTAGCAATAGTCAAGCCAGTCATTGCTGCTACTGAAGCTGGGTTAGCTCCAGGTCGGCGAACTTTAGGATTAAACCGAGGGCGTTTACCAATACCAGGAGGTCCACTCTTAGGAGTACCTGCAGTACCGTATTTATTGACACCACCACGGCGTCCAGTGTCTCCACCAATAGTTGAAGGCGTACGGCGGCTAGGACCTTGTACGGGAGGTCTTGCTGGACCTTGAGCACCACGAGCTGGTCCAGTGGGGTTAGTTTTGACTCCTTTAGCACGAGCTTTTTTAGCTCGTTGCTCGGCAAGTTTGCGTCGTTGCGCTTGCCGCATAGTTTCTGCGGGCTTCTTGCCTTTGACTTTTTTTCGTTCGGCCATTAGTTGATGTGATCGATAATACGTTGTTCTCTGTCGGGATGCAGCCCATATTTAGCACGCATCCAATTTAACCAGTTGTCGCTACCTTTGTCCTGATTACAATGGGTACAGGCTGGTACCAAGTTGCTCGTGAGATCTTCTCCACCCAGAGACTTAGGGTGAACGTGGTCAAGAGTAAGTTCATGTAATTCATAAGTTTCTCCACAATAAACACATTGACATTTGAAGTGCTCTTTGATTGCACGCCTCCATAGGCGCTTGGCTTCTGGGGATGTCATGGTTATTAGGTTGTATAAGTAATGATCAGGAGTAGGTAGCAGAGGAGTCATCTGATTGTCAGCTTGCTCCGGTTTCTTGCTCGGTTTTTGGACGAGTCCTCGCGGACGAACGTGCCTTTCGTGGTTTTGGAGAAGTCTTTGCCTCCTTTACCGTAGACTCCGGCTTGGCGACGGGCTTTGTTGTGCTCTGCTCGGTAGTCTTTGCGGTCTTCGCGTTTGTTAATTTGCCGATTCGTTGCGTTTTTATGGGCTCGAGCGGCTGCATTGTCGCGGTAATTCTTCGCACTTTTGCGTAACTGGTTGTAGGGTTTCTTTTTAGGAGCCATTAGCGTCTTACTGCCTTTTGTACTTCATCAAAATTGATGGTTGGCATAATATCAGCAAGGCCGCTGAGAGCAGAACCCTCAACGGCCACACCAGTTATGTCATTTTTAGACAACCAATCACAAGCTGCTTTAAGATCTTGTGTGGTTGCTTCACCAGACTTGATTCGCGCTAAGAACTCCTTTGTGATAAGGTTGTGAAGCTCGTTAAATGAGTCTTCACTTGCTCTTTTGTTGCTCATTTTTAGGTTTAATTGACACAATAGGAACGATGTCGTGGCAAAGTACCTCAACACGGCTTCCTGGTCTAAAAGTAAAACCAGCTTTCATAATTTCTGTGCATTTAAGTGCACGAACAAGCTCATAATCAAGTCTCATTTTTTGTTCGTGCTTACGAGCAATGGTTTTACATAGCTCTACCATGCTTCCATCTAGTGGAATACTTAGGCTTACTTGCATGCCCCAGTTGTTGTTTCGTACGTAGCCTTCAGATTCCATGGGGACAGTGTCGTTACCCATGTAAAAAGGCGTTACTTGTGCAGTAGCGCCATTGCAGTTACTGTTTGCTGCAAAATACTGACGCGAAGGAGCACCAGAATTCTGCATGTTAACATTTTGATTGACTACATTACCCGTTGCTGCTGCAACTGGGTTACTTTGGTTTTGAACTTCAGGAGCTTCAGACTCGGCAAACGCAGGGTTTACTGAGAGAAGACCGACAAGGAGGTAGTAGTAGAGGTTGTGACGATGTCGCGGTCGATTGTGGTTGTTTCGATCAGTCCAGCTGCACGTGTCACCTGTTCCACATGGAACTGTTGACCTGCATTGGTCACTGAAAACGTTGTATTCGGATCTGTGATGTTGCCGCTTGGTGTGACGTTGCTTCCAGAATAGTATGAGTAATCACCTCCATAGATTTCGGTAACTACCTGTTCGTTAACAGTTTGGGTAGTGTTGGTGGTTTGTTGCATAGAACCTTGAGTAAAGTTAGGTTCAATTTGTGCGGATGCTGGAGCGGTCAACAACAAAAGTAGAAAAAGTTTTTTCATGAATCTTTTTTAGGTTCGTTTGTTTTGCCGTTTCTATTGTTAGATGTATTTAATCCAAAAGTAGCAAGTGCGCCAGTAAAAACGCTAGCAACAAATGTGATGTCTCCGCCACTTTGACCTTTCTTAATCATTGGAAGGTCAACGTAGTTAAGAGTGATAATAAACCCACTCCACACAACAACACCTAGACGAACAAAAGTTGCTAAAAACTCTAGCTCTTCGTGGTGTTCTTTTAGTTGTTTGAGGATGGGTTTCTTTTCTTGGTTAGTTTGCTCCATGTTTGTTTTAATACAGGTTTAAAAACCATTACAAGGTATTTGAACATAGATGTAGCAGTCAGGGTAGCAGCTACAGACACAACGGCTGTGGTGCCTGCAGTAGCTAAGATTTCAGGAGACGGTAAAGGTATTTCCTGATCAATCATTGGTACCTGAACATAGTTAATGTCAGGGTTTTTAATAGGTGGGGTTTTAGGCTGGGGCTGAGGCTCTTTTTCTTTACCGTCTTCACCCTTAACACCAGGAGGCGGTCTAAGGTCGCTAGGAGGCACTACAAGAGGTTTGTAACTAGGTACCTGGGCTCTTGGTACCTCCAGCACCGGATCAGGCAATACAGGAGCATCTGGGAGGGCTAAGGACGGAAAGTCTGGAAACTCCGGAAAGTCCATTACCACTCATATTCGCTAACGTACACTGTACCACTGTTACTTGTCACAGTTTTGACATGGATCGTAGATCCTTCAGGTACAGTAAAATACTCACGCTCATCAGTTTTGATGAAATGCTCACCAGTCCCACTATTTAATTTAAAATAAGAGTCGTGACCATCAGGGTGAACACTAATTCTACGACAATGACTAGACAAGATTTGGCTTGTGTACGTCTGTCCTGAAGTAATAGTGTAAGCCTGTCCTGGAGTGTTATGATACCCAGGATGTGTCCTTACATCATCAATTACTGTCATTTGTTAGGGAAAAGTCCGTTACGGATAAATTCAACAGCAGCATCATCCACTTCGTTATCAGTAGACTCAGCCAGTTTAGTCAGCAGGTCAACGATAAGACGCTTGACTTGATCAGATTGCAGAAAAGCAAAAAGAATGGGACGGATAAGAGTAATCATAATCATTCAGTGGGAAGGACAGCATTACCTGCAGTAATAGCGTCGTTAAAAGGTGTAAGATCTTCAGTGGTCCAGAAGTCCTTAGCAACCATAATTTCAAGGTGCTCGACGTTACGACGAACAGTGTCAACCTGCTCATCATCACGCTCAGACAGAGCAACCAGTTGGTTAATCAGAGTGACACTATCGCCAGCAGCAGAGTAGTGTTGCGCGATTTCTTCAGAAGTAATAGTTTCAGGCATTGTTAATTAAGGTTTGGTTGGCCAAGTAACATTAAAAGGAAACCCACTTTGTGTAGGAACATCCCGCAGTGCTTGTCGGTAAACACTCCAAGGTGATGTTTCAGCCGATGAATCAGCAAGCTGTGTCCAGTCAGATTCAGACAGCAGGTCGTTTCTAATGCCACGAATCCTGTCCGCAGCTTGATCCTCAGGAACGTTTACTACTGTATGAACTTCTGTCCAAACACCGTCAATGTTTTCAGCAGTACGGGTTACATACTGAATGTTGTTGTCAAAGTCTGGAGGTGTGGTAGCTACAACAGGGAATAAGTTGTATTGAGCAAGTAACTCGTCTGTCAACTCAGATGGAAAAGAAACGTTTGGGTTATCTTTTAATACTGAAGCTTTAGCAGCGGGAAACACCTTGCAGACATTATCAATAATTTTAGCGTACATAATTTACAAGTTAAAGGATAAGACACCCCGACTTGCAAAGCCGGAGGTGTAATAAAGTTGTGTCCCGTCGTCTCCAATAAAAATAGCTCCACCACTATTTGATCCAAAAGCGATTGGAGCAAATACCTTTCGTTCAAAACTAGCAGTGCTTAAATCCCAGGCAGTAGAAAGGCTAAATTCAAACAAACGTTGGGAGCCTTCGTGGGTGCCATCACCATGTCCTGAGGTAAAATAAAGAACTGTCCCATCATCTTTAAAGAAAAGATCCATGGGTCTATCAGATGACCAACCATAAGTATCCCCATCAATGCTAGTAAATGACTCGTAACTATCGTAAGAAGCAGTACTAATATCCCAATCAGTCGATAAGGTGTACTTGTAAACACGGAAATATCTTTGGTCGAGCATGTAAAGCTCTGAACCGTCAGGTTTAAAATATAAACCATACGGTTTTTCTACATTAGTAGAAACATCAAGGCTACGAGTCCAAGATGTAGTTGAAAGATCCCAAGCTGTAGACAAAGCAAACTCTTCAATGTTCTTTCTGTCTTCATCACAGGTGTACATTTTTGTACCGTCAGATTTGAAGAACAAACCTTGAATGTCGTCCAAATATGTAGCGATACTTAGCTGGTAATCGTGAGAGGCAGATGTAATATCCCAAGCAGTTGAAAGAGAGTACTCATGAACTGTATTTCCACTATTAGCAATATACATTTTGGTACCGTCAGACTTAAAATATATACCAGTACCCTCTCCAACATTACTGTCTTTAAACCAACCATTAGTAGGAAAGGAAAAGCTTATAGTTGACGCATCATATGCAGTACCAAAATCTAACAGGATGGGAAAGGCATTCTGGGAGTGACCAACAAAAACTTTTTCACCATCAGAACTAAGACAAATACTACCAGGATAAGTTACACTCGAATGAAAAGCACTGGGAAAACTAGAGCTCCATTTTTTATGTGAGCCAGCAGTGCTTATGTCCCAAGCAGTTGATAGTGTCCACTGGTCAACAGTATCACCAGAAGAACCTGTGACATACATTTCTGTACCATCGGACTTAAAATCAACTGCTGCTGGGGTAGTTTCTTCTGACTGAACTTGGAAAGACTCTTCGTGTGTAATGGTTCCACCAAGACTCCACGCAGTTCCTAAAGTAAATGATTGAATTGAATCGGTTAGGTACGGAGATGTTGCGCCCCTGTGGACAATGAACATCATTGTTCCGTCTGGTTTAAATTTTAGATTTTTAAGACCAGAGGTTGCGTACGCACTTGCGTCAAAACTATTAGTAGCAGTCGTTGAAAGAGTTGTTACGTCCCAAGCTGTACTAAGACTATGTTCATAAATATCACCGTCAAAAGTTGTAACATACAACCGTGTACCATCTGATTTAAATGTTAAACCATACAAACGTTTGGTTGTATGTATACCACTACTTGAAGTTTTATTAATAACGTCTAGTGTAAGGGGATCCCAAGCGGTTGAAAGATCTGCACGATTGATAGTACCATTTTGGTAGCCATCCATGTAAAAAAGCTTGGTTCCATCAGGTGACATCCATTGGAGACGATCACCTTGACCAGCCCACGCACCAGCAAACCAATTAAATGGTTGGGGAGAATTCAGTGGATCAAGCATATTGGTCAGCTCCCAGGGGTCGCTGGGGCCCGCAGCAGCTGCAGACCCACCAACAGTTCTAAGAAAATGATTCCTCATGCAACATCCCCCACACGTGCTCCATACAATGTTGTGCTCACTTTCCACAACTCAATAGCTGTAGCGCCACTTGAGGCAAGTGTTGGTGCACTACCGCCAACCCAGGTAATCGTCGGCCAAGTAGCCGTGTAGGAAGCAGCAGTAAGCATCAACAAAACGGATTCACCAGCAGACAATGATTCGGTAAACGTAGTGTTTGCAGAAATGGTTTTGGTTTGAATTTGACCGTTAGCTGGATCGATGTTTGCACCATTCAAGACAGCAACAGTTTCTGTGTATGCGTCCGCTATAACCTGTCCTCCGTCAACTTCAAAACTAACACCTGGGACACGCAGCTTTGTGATACTGTCATTACCCAACGTAATTTCGTTGGACGCCGAAGCAGAACTAGGGTCAGCTGTATTGCCAATGACTATGCAGTTGTTACCTGTTGTTAGAGCGTCACCAGCACTTTTACCAATCGCTACGTTGTTAGATCCAGTAGTAACCGACTGCAATGACTCATGACCAACACAAGTATTGCCACCACCTGTTGTTAATGCCGCGGCTGCATTAGAACCGATAATAGCGCTTGCTGTACCACCAGTTGTTGCTGCAGTTGCTGCGTTATATCCCATCACCGTCACATGGTACGGCGAGGTCATGTTCATCGCGGCTTGATGGCCTACCGCAGTTGCATATCCAAGGATTCCGGAAGATCCCTCATAGTCTTCAAGTGCTTTATGTCCAATTGCAGTGCAAGATCCAATACCCGTAACTGAATCTAACGCTTTATTGCCAATAGCAATGTTTGCACTTGCTGTAGTGGCCGCACTATGTGCATCAGGTCCAATAACGACATTGTTACTTCCGGTCGTCTGATTTTGGCCAGCCATATGGCCAATACCGATATTTGCCGATCCTGAGGTCAAGTCATAATGGGCTTGATAACCGATCGAAATGTTGCTGCTTGCGGTTGATTTTATTTGTGCAAGTCTGCCAATCGCAATAGCTTGGTTAACACCTGTGCCGGTGTTGTACATCGCTTGGTAGCCCAAAGCGACGTTAGAGTGCCCAGTGGTTGTTTTATTAAGTGCTTGATAACCAACTGCAGTGTTTAATCTGTCTGACCCGTTATCAGCGGCAAGCGCACCAGTGCCTAGACCAATC